GTCATCAAATAGTCAACTTATATATTTCAATAAATTTGAAATAGTTTTAACTGATAAAATACCATTGGTTGGAAATGGAACAAATGGCTCAAATATATACTTTGTTTCTAATAATATAAACTCTATCTGTATTGAATTTATTAATTTGTCGGATGACGAAGAGGTAGAGATAGAAATTTTAAGCACAAGCACACCGATTGGTGATACAATAGTATAAGGAGAATTATGATTACAAATATTGGAAAAAATCTTGTTGGCAAATATCTGGTTGGACAATCGACTCAGTATGCATCTCATATAGCAATTGGCTGTGGAGCAAAACCAATAACTTTAGCAACATCATACTCAAATTATGCAACAAAAACCGAACTTGATTTTGAGATGGAAAGACTAGAAATTATTTCTCGTAGTTACATAGTAGATAAAGTTTCTGCAACAATTACACAAATAAGTGTTATTGCAAATAGTCAGTCTGTTGTTTTTACAGCATCAAACACTTTTATTGTTGGTCAAATTGTATATTTATCAGGAAATACTTTCAACCCATCTGGAAGTAACCCTACATTGAATGGCAAATACTATACTGTGACCGCAGCAACATCTACTACTTTTACTGCAACAGCAAATACAACAATAACAATTCCAACAACAACAACAGTTGCTTCTGATGGAACTGCAGTCGGATACATAAATAAAATATCATTGATAGCAGAACTACCAATAGATAATAGATATGAAATTACAGAACTTGGGCTTTGGTCAGATATATCGAATCCAATTTCATCTGGTATAGATAGTAAAAATATATTTAATTTTGGAAGAAATACAGAAACCTGGCAATACAAAACTGGCGGTACAAGTCCTACAACATCAACTTTAACATATACAGAAACAGCACTTGATAGTGGGAATAGTTCTAATGATTTAGATACACCACTAATGACCTCTACAAAAGCAGTTCTAACAAATTCAGATAATACATTTTTTAATTCTGTAAGAGTTGCAAGATGGGAAAGACCAAGATTTTTAGATGACTGTCTTATTGTTGGTGGAGACTTGTCAAAATTTGATATGGCTAGTTCAACAACGGTGCCATGTTCTGTTGATGAAACTGTTACAAATGATTATATAACAATTTCAGGTATTAACTTGGGTGCATTGGATACTAACTCTACGTCAGACGAATTTGTATTTGCATATTCTTTAATTAGCAAATCTGCTTCTGCAACAACTCTTGGAACAATAGAATCTGTAAACATTATGATTGAGTTTGATGCAGGGGTAGAGAATGCAAAATATCATTTTAAACAAAGAACTTCAGCACTTAGTGCAACAAATAGATATCAAACAATAAAAGTTTCTTTGGGAGATACTACTAATTCTACTAAAACAAATGGTTTTTTGTGGAAAAACGTTGATAGTGCAAAAATATATGCAAGTATTCAAGATAGTTCTGGAGCACAATTAAACACTTATCTTTTAGCATTAGATGGTTTAAACTTTACTAATAAAAATAATTTAAATAGTTCTAACTATGGATTAGTTTCGTATGTGCCAATTAGAAATACTTCTGGGGTGTCAATTTTAAAAAACCCAAATAACCCAAATCTTATCGAATATAGACTTGTGCTAGGAATTTTAGGAATATAAATGGTTGATAATAATATTAGAACAATTAAAATACCAATTTCAGATATTTCATCTATTCAAAATGATGGAGATGTTTTATTAAGATATAGAGTGGTTTCTAAAGATAAAACAAAAAACTCTCATTGGTCAAGAATTTATAGAGTAACGCCATTTGATAGCGATACTGGCATTGCTGCTTTAAGCGGATACAGTACTCCATTTCTTGTAGATGGTCATCCAGGTTCTGCAGTTACATATGCAGACTCAGCCCCAGACCTATATATGCAAAGTTCAATTACAAGAGGTGGATTGGGTTCTGATTCTTTTGTATGTAGTTGGTCACCTAATCCTAATTCAACAACTAAAAATTTTGATGTTTATCTTTCTTGGAAAACATCAACAGCATGGACAGATTGGACATTTGCAGGAACAACATCTTCAAATAGTTTTTCTTTTCAAAGACCATTTGATTACACACTTGACTACACCTATCAATATGTACAGGCAGCAATTACTGTTTCAGCATTTCCAAAACTTACAAATATTGGAGATAATAGTGGAATCAATATTTTATTGTCAATATCACCTTCATTCTCTACATGGGTAAATACTAGTGGAACTTTTGTTGGTGCAAGTTTTACAATTCCAGTACAAACAGCAAGCATTTCTGGAAGTTATGTTACTGTAGCAACTACTGGAACCCATGGTTTTAGTATTGGACAACAGGTAGCAATTACTGGAGTAACACCTTCTGGATACAATTTAGCAACAAGAACAATTACTAACGTTACTTCAAACACTATTACTTGGTTTGATGCTAGTCCACCAGCAGCATCAATTACTGTTGCTGGAACAGTTACTAGTAGAAACATTGGAACAATTACTGGATTGACCACTGCTTTTCCATTATCTCCAAGTGCCAATTCTCCAATTGACGTATTTGTGACTGGTCTTACTAATTTTACTGGAGGTACTCCATACACAGGTAGAGTATCGGTTATTGATAAAAGCGGAACACAGATAACAGTTATAACAACAGGTGCAGTAAATCCAGCCTCTACATCTCTTTCAATGATTAGACTATGATGTGGTATAATTAAATTATGGCAGATGTACCTTCAACACCAAATCCTGGTCAACCAATAGACACAGCATATATCAACAGTATAGTTAAATCGCTTATAAGCATTAATAGCGAATTGGCTTCTACTGGATATGCCTATATTGATAATGGAGTAGCAAATAATTCTATTTCAAAAAGAACAGGAAACCTTGTTGTGTCTGCTAGAACAATAACTAATACTACTGTTTCTAATGGAAAAACTTTTAAAGTTGGAGAAAAGACAACATCTACCACTGTTTCTTTTAACAATTCTGCATTTTCTAAACCACCAATTGTTACAGCAACACTTCTAACTGAAGAGTCTTCAAGTGCTCAATTCATTTTAACAATTTCAGCAATCACTACTGGTGGATTTAATTATAGTGCATATTGCATAGTTGCTGGAAAAGCCAACTATAGTTTAAATTTTACCGCTATTGGAGTCTAATGGCTGCAATGACTATGGAAGAGTATAACTCTGCACCTGTAATTACAGGTAGCAAAAAGGTATGGTTTTTAAATGGATATCTTGTTCGTGTATATCATATGAATAATTCTAATGGCATAATGTCTGTTTATAATATTACACTTGACCAAATAGAAAGTTGTTTAGTTAGTGATTTTAAAAAGAATAGACAACGAGCATATACTGTAGGAGAGACTGCAAGCCTTGTAAACAGGCATAAAAAGTATATGCCAGCCTTAATGCTAAAAGGTATTATTCCCTTTCCTATGGGGTCACAGAAGGGCGGAGAGAGGGGTTGGCAGGTTCGTTCCTACTACTCCGAATCACAGGTTAGGGAAATTCGTGATATACTTGCTTCCTACCACCACGGTAGACCAAGAAAAGATAAACTAATAACCAACGATGTAACGCCTACAAAACAAGAGTTGACAAGGCGTATGGGAGATGGTATACTGGTTTATACAAAGACAGAAGATGGCAGATTTGTGCCCATCTGGAATGAATCAATTTAGTTCTTGAAAGGAACACTGGGTATGAATAACGATGAGACCAAGGTTACAGTTGGGCTAGGCTATACGCTTAATTTAGGTAACTTCCAATCACTGCGTATTGACCTATCTGTATCAGATAACAAGCGTGATGGAGAAAATACAAACGATGCATTTGAACGTGTCTATGCATTTGTTGAAGCAAAACTGGCTGAAAAGGTCAGAGAATCCCTAGACGAGGCTGACAATAAATAATGGCTGACCGCAAAGACCGCATGGCTTTGCTTAGTCGTTACAGTAAACTACATACTGCAAAGTACCAAGAAAAGCCTTCCCTAAATTTAAACGTTGAACAATGGGCTGCTGATGCACTCATTGAATCCTATGGCATACCAGAATGCTATGACCTGCTACAATATTACTTTGATGTGTCTGAAAATCCATCGTGGAAATATTTTGCAAACTATGCAGACCACATTGTTTACAAGCGTAAGCAATTAGAGCAAGACAATAAAGAACGTGCAGAACGTAGACTAAAGGCGAAAGAGTGGCTAAGTGAATAATACAGAATCAAAACTAATCTCTGCTGTATTAGCAGATAAACAAGTACACGTTTTGCTACAAGCAAATGTGGATAATATCCTGAGAACCCATAATGATATTTGGACTTTTATCCGTAACTATTCTGAAACCAATGGCACAGTGCCACCAGTATCTTTAGTTGTTGATAAGTTCCGTGACTTTACACCTGTTGATGGTGTTGGTGCTACCAAGTATCACCTAGAAGAACTGCAAGCAGAATTTCTAAATGATAGTCTAAAAGATGTTCTTAGAACTACTGCTTCGGATGTTCAAGCAGGTCAGGGCACCAAGGCACTAGAAGACCTAATCCAAAAGACATCAGAACTAAAGAAGAATACTGCAGTTATCCGTGACATTGATGCTACTGATATTGATTCTGCTGTTGCTTATTTTGAAAACTTGGCTAGACAGCAAGAACTAGGTTCAATTGGTATCAAGACTGGACTACCAGGATTTGATAATTATCTTCCTGCTGGCATTACCCCAGGACAGTTGGGTGTGTTCCTTGCTTATCCAGGAATTGGTAAGTCTTGGTTTGCTTTATACATGGCTGTACAAGCATGGAAACAAGGCAAATCACCGCTAATTATCTCGCTTGAAATGTCTGAGACAGAAGTTCGTAACCGTGTATTTGCTATTATGGGTGAAGGTCTTTGGTCACATCGTAAACTTAGCAATGGTCAAGTAGAGATTGCAGACCTGAAACGCTGGCATGCAAAGGAACTTGCTGGTAAACCAGAGTTCCACATTATCTCTAATGATAACGGTGGGGAAGTTACACCATCAGTTATCCGTGGTAAAATTGACCAATACAAACCAGACTTAGTAATCGTAGACTACCTACAGTTGATGTCACCAAACCAGAAGTCTGACAATGAGACTGTTCGCATGAAGAACCTTTCTCGTGAACTTAAGTTGATGGCTATTTCAGAAGAGATGCCTATTATTGCTATCTCGTCTGCTACGCCAGATGATGTTACTAAACTAGATACTGTGCCTACTCTTGGTCAGACTGCTTGGTCTCGCCAAATTGCCTACGATGCTGACTGGGTTCTAGCACTTGGTCGTGCTACAAACTCAGACATTCTTGAGTGTGTATTCCGTAAGAACCGTAATGGTTTTATGGGTGAGTTTCTAGTTCAGGTTGATTTTGACAAGGGCTACTATCGTTATAAGGATTTTGAAGATAACTAGTTATAATAGAGTGTGGAGAATATATATCACAGACCTATTAAGAACTTTACTTTTGACGGTATCATCAAGAATGATGCTGCCATTGGTAGACTTCGTTTAGAACTTGTGAGACTCAAGGCACTTGAGATGTGTGAATTGGGGTATGTGCCAAGACTTGACATAGACCCACAGTTTACGATAAAATATAATAACGAAAAAGATTACTACGAATTTACATTAACAGTATATGGCACATACATAGGAAAGAATAAAGCATTATGGATACTAGGAATAGACGGAACACAAATGGTTCCTACTCAAAAGAACAAATTAAGCGAGTTATCGCAGGGTCAGGCATCACAATCGAATCGGAAGTAGATTCTGACTTCATTATTTTTTGTCCTTTCCATAATAACTATCGTTCACCTGCTGGTGAAGTAGATAAAAGTTCTGGACTATTCTTTTGTTTTTCTTGTCAGCATGTTTGTGACCTTGTTGCTTTGATTATGCATACATCTGGTCGTAGTTATTTTGAATCTGTTCGTTACATCAAGTCCAAAGAAACTGAGATTGATTTGTCATATCAGATTAATCAGACACTTGTGGAGAAGCCAGACTATGTTCCTTATGACGAGTTGCAAATTAAGAGACTAAATCAACAAGCATTGGAAGCACCAAGAGCAACAAGATACTATGATGGTAGATTAATTAGTGAAGCATCTATCAAGAAGTTCCTACTTGGATTCTCTGAGAAACAAGATATGGTAACTATACCTGTTCATTCACCAGATGGAATTCCTGTTGGATTTGTTGGTCGTTCAATCGAAGGCAAAGAGTTTAAGAACACTCCAGGACTTCCAAAAGCAAAAACTTTATTCAATCTACATCGTGTCAAGACTGCTGGTAAAGTCTATGTAGTTGAATCATCATTTGATGCTATCCGTTTAGACCAATGTGGTTTTCCAGCGGTAGCAACATTGGGTGCAAATGTATCCAATTTCCAAACAGACCTACTCGGAAAGTACTTCAATAACATTATTGTCATTGCTGATAATGACGAGGCTGGCGGTAATATGAAAGATAAGATTGTTGAACGTCTTGGCTCTCGTGTTACTGTTATTAAAATAGATAAACAATATAAGGATATTGGCGATATGTCTGATGAAGCAATAAAAAATATTGACGAATCGTTTGACAAAACTATTGCCAGTATGCTAAACTAGTATACCGCTAAGAAAACATAAGGAGAATATTATGAGCGTAATCAAAGGGCTAAAAGATATCGGTGCAATTATGGATAAGCCTAAATATGAAAACAATGGTCAAAAGGTTCGTTGGGTCAAGTTGGCTGACGGACAATCTGCAAAGGTTCGCTTCGTTGAAGAACTGGATACAGATTCAGCAAACTACGATGAAAGTCGTGGTCTATCTGTGGTAATCGCAGAACACACTAATCCAAAGGATTACAAGCGTAAGGCAGTATGTACACTCGATTCTGAGGGTCGTTGCTATGGTTGTGAAATGGGTCGTAAAGAGCCAAAGGGCGGATGGCGTTCACGTCTTCGCTGGTATGGTAACGTTATCGTTGATGACGGTACTGAAGCACCTTATGTGGCTGTATGGTCACAGGGTATCTCAAAGCAGTCTGCTTTCGGAAATCTCCGTGAGTATGCAATTGAGACAGGTTCTATCTCTAACCTAGAGTGGAAGATTAAGCGTAATGGTCAGGGAACTGAAACCAACTACACTTTGCTTCCAACTAAGCCAGATACAGAACCATTCAACTTCTCTGGCATTGAACCTTTCAATCTTGAAAAGGTTGTCCGTGAAGTTGCTTATGCAGAGCAGGAGAATTTCTACTTCGGCTTTGATGCACCATCTGTTACTTCTAGTAACATTGACTGGTAAAAACTAATTGATGGGGGTAGGTGGTTCGCTATCTGCCCCCATTATTCATCTCTAACTTTAAGGAAATAATTTATGAGTTATGTTGGACTGCACGTTCACACTCACTACTCGCTATTTGATGGCATAGCAACACCACAAGAATATGTGGAGAGAGCAATTGAAATTGGAATGCCAGCCATCGCAATCACTGACCACGGTTCACTATCTGGACATCGTGAAATGTATCGTACTGCTATTGAGAACGGTATCAAGCCTATTCTTGGTGTCGAAGGATATATTGCACAAGACCGCTTTGACCAGAGAGACAAAGAAGAGCGTGAAGAGACACCCCTAGACTTAGTTTACAATCACTTAATTATTGTTGCAAAGAATGAAAAGGGTCTTGAGAATCTAAATAAACTAAATGAGATTGCTTGGACTGAAGGATTCTACAAGAAGCCTCGTATGGACTGGGCTTCGCTAGAGAAGTATAAAGAAGGTCTTATCATTACTTCTGGCTGTCTATCTGGCTTCCTTGCTAAAGCAATTGAAGCAGATGACTTTGCTGCTGCCAAAGAACATCTACAATGGGCTAAGGCAACATTTGGTGATGACTACTATATCGAAGTTATGCCACACAATCCACCAGAGATTAACAAGACTATTCTTGCTCTTGCAGATGAGTTTGGTATCAAGCCTATCGTTACCCCTGACTGCCACCACGCTGGACCAGACCAGAGAGAGATTCAGGAACTAAAACTAATTCTAAACACTTACTCAAATAAGATTGAGAAAGATGCTACCTTTGCTGGTAGTCAGAAGTTTGATAACCTAATGGACAAGTTAGACTACCTGTACGGTGCTGACCGCCAGATTACATTTAGGGACTACGAGATTCACTTGCTATCTGATGAAGAGATGCACAAGTCTATGGAAGCCCAGGGTATCGTAAGACAAGATATGTATGACAATACTATTGAGATTATGAACAAGGTTGAAGACTATAACATCAAAGACCACCTAGACTTGCTACCTGCACAGTATCAGAATCCAGACCAAGAACTTTATGAACTTGCTATGGCTGGTCTTGACACTCGTGGACTAGGTGCTGACCCAACATATCACACAAGAGTTGAAGAAGAACTTCAAATCATTAAGGATAAAAACTTTGCACCTTACTTTCTAGTTGTTCGTAACATGATTAACTGGGCTAAGAAAGAAGGCATTATGGTTGGTCCAGGTCGTGGTTCTGCTGCTGGTTCATTAGTTTGTTATGCATTGGGTATCACTGACGTTGACCCTATTCAGCATGGTCTGTTGTTCTTTCGTTTTATCAATCCAGAACGTAATGACTTTCCAGATATTGATACAGATATTCAGGATTCGAGACGTGAAGATGTAAAGGATTATTTGGTTCGTCAGTATCGTCACGTTGCTTCTATTGCAACATTCCTTGAGTTCAAGGGCAAAGGTATGGTTCGTGACATTGCTCGTGTTCTAAACATTCCATTGCCAGATGTAAACAAGGTTCTTAAACTTGTTGATGACTGGGATGATTACCTAAACTCTAAATCAACTGCAGAGTTCCGTGATAAGTATCCAGAGATTGAACTTTATGGTGAGCAACTTCGTGGTCGTATTCGTGGTACTGGTATTCACGCTGCTGGTGTGGTTACTGCTAAAGAACCTATCTTTAAGTATGCACCACTTGAGACCAGAACAACTCCAGGTAGCAAGGAACGTATTCCAGTAGTAGCAGTAGACATGGAAGAAGCAGAACGCATTGGTCTAATTAAGATTGATGCTCTGGGTCTAAAGACCCTATCTGTTATTCAGGACACACTTGCTATCATCAAGGAGCGTACTGGAACTGACATTGATTTGCATACCCTAAATATGCAAGATGCTAATGTCTATCGTATGCTGTCTGATGGCTTTACTAAGGGTGTGTTCCAATGTGAAGCAACACCATACACTAACCTACTTGTAAAGATGGGTATCAAAAACTTTAATGAGTTGGCTGCTTCTAACGCTTTGGTTCGTCCAGGTGCTATGAACACAATTGGTAAAGACTATGTTGCTCGTAAACACGGTAAACAGAACATTGATTACAAGCACCAAGTGCTAAAAGCATTCACAGAAGAAACCTATGGATGTATTCTATATCAGGAACAAGTTATGCTTGCCTGTGTGGAACTTGGCGGTATGACAATGGCTGAAGCGGACAAGGTTCGTAAGATTATTGGTAAGAAGAAAGATGCTAAAGAGTTCGATGTCTTTAAAGACAAGTTCGTTAAGGGTGCTTCTCGCTACCTAACTCCAAACGCTTCTGAAGACTTATGGCACGACTTTGAAGCACACGCTGGATACTCGTTCAACAAGTCTCACGCTGTGGCTTACTCAACAGTTTCATACTGGACAGCATGGCTAAAGTATCACTATCCAATTGAGTTCATGTATTCATTGCTCAAGAACGAGAGTGATAAAGATGCTCGTACTGAATACTTGATTGAAGCAAAGCGTATGGGTATCCCTGTTCGTTTGCCACACATCAACGAATCAGATGTTGACTTTAAAATCGAGGGTAAAGGTATTCGCTTCGGACTATCATCTATTAAGTTTATTAGTGATAACATTGCTAATAAGTATATTGCTGCTAGACCATTTGCTTCATATAAAGAACTAGAAGAGTTTACATTTGGTAAGGGCAATGGGGTGAACAGTCGTGCATTACAGGCTCTACGCCTTGTAGGAGCCGCTACATTCGATGACCAACCTAGAAACGATGAAGAAGTTCGTGAGAACCTTTATGAGTATCTAAACCTGCCAGAGTTCAACACATCCATTCCACAGCACTATCACGCATTCATCAACGATGTTGAAGAGTACGAAGAAAAGGGTGCATATGTTTTGATGGGTATGATTAAGAACATCAAGCGTGGTAAGGGCTGGTCAAGAGTAGAACTTCTTGATAAGACTGGTAGCATTGGAATCTTTGATGAAGAAAATACTACCATCGAAGCAGGTAGAACATATCTTGTATTGGCAAGTGATAACAGAATAGTAACTGCAATTCCAGCAGATGAGATTAAGGGTAATCCGTCTGGTCTAATTAAGATACTAAACTATCGTCAGTTGCCATACAAGGATGATGAACTATTTGTGGTATCATTTAAGCCAAGAGTTACAAAGGCTGGTAAAAAGATGGCATCTCTCGTATTAGCAGATACTGCTAGAGATATGCACAGCGTAACAGTATTTCCAACATCATTCTCAAAAGCATATATGAAGATTGATGAAGGTAATGTATATAAATTCTCTTTGGGTAAAACCAAAGATGGAACAGTGATTATGGAAGACGTGGAAAATGTTTGATGAAGTAGCAAAAGAACTGCACGAAACCGCAGTAGAAAAAGGTTTCTGGGGCATTGCCTATAACAATGATAGTAAAGAATCTTTGGATATCTTTATGACTAAACAACTGATGATGATTGTATCTGAAGCAGTTGAGGTTATGGAAGCAATTCGTAAGTCCAAAGGTCCAGAAGAAGTAGCAGATGAGATGGCTGACATCATTATTCGCACACTTGACCTGTATGCAGGTTTGCGTGAGTTTGAATATGTCAATGGTAGTCTTGACGATGCTTTTGAAAAGAAGACTGGCTACAACAAGTCTAGACCAGAGAAGCATGGGGTTCGTTTCTAATGACAACTCTCGAAGAAGCAATGGCATCACTAGACCCACGCATTCGTAAGCGTTTGACTACTGGTGTTGGATTTAAAACAACATATCAGGCTACACCTAGTTTCGGTCTTAATCGTGCTTTGAATGGTGGATTGCCTTATGGTAGACAGGTCTTGATTTGGGGAAGCAAGTCTTCTGCCAAGTCTTCACTATGCTTGCAGATGATTGCTCTTGCACAGCAAGAAGGAAAACTTTGTGCATGGATTGATGC